TCCACCTGTTCTTCCAATTCCGGCTGCTTTTTGTCTGTGTACAATTCAATGTCCAGCTGTTTGCAACTGAAATATGCCAAATTATCTGCCGAAAACGTATTCTCTCCGGGAGATAAGAACAGCAGAAAAGGCGGTGCAGGGCTTTCGCCCTCGGCAAAATGATGGTAGGCGAAAGGCAGTCCCATTTCCTCCATCATTTCTGCGATTTGTTCGTAGGTCATGACAAAGCCCCCTCAATCAAATGCTCCAGCAACTGCACACCGTTTTCTTCCGCAGGAGCAATATGCGGTTTGCCGGATACCCGACCACCGCCACGCTTGGCATGACCTTTCTCCAAAAGATGTGCCAATCTGTAATGGTCTTTGGAATGTACCGTCATTTTCAGAGTATGGCTATTTTCCGAGGTTTTTGTAGCTTTCCAGCTTTTACCGTAAGCACCTGTATCTTTCGGTGCGTTGACGGAAATCTCTTTTTTCACAGAGGTTGCTGTCTTTTTGACCGCTTCTTTCATGGAATCGTTGGCAAGGCTGACGTATTCCTGCAATCCTGCCATGATGTCATCAGCAAGGCTGTCAATTGTACTCATCCGTGCATCCCGCCTTTCTCACTTCACATACAAGGGTGATATAGCTGTTGTGAAGATAATCACGTTGCACAGATTTGATGTGATACTCCATACCTCTAAACAGAATTCTATGCGTAGTTGCATTCAACGACAGCATGAAAAGACTCTGCCTTACCACGAATGACACGGACTGTACTTCTTTGGTGATTCCCGTATTCGTGTTCTCAGCAGAGCTTTTCACCGTCACATTTGCCCAGCAGCTGTAAACTTCATCCCATTTTGTGATGTGGTTTCCGATTTCGTCAACCACGGCGCGATGCTCCAGAATTGTAATACGCTGATTCAGTTTATCAAAATCCATTACACCACACCCTCTCGCTGTGCAAACAGAATGGAACGCAGGCTCATGGTAAGACCATGATAGTCGGGCTTGCTTCTGTTTTCATACAGATAACCGAGTGCAAACAATACCGCTGTTCTCGTCACATCTTCAAAACAAGTGAATTTTTCCTCATCCATTCTGCCCACGTCCTTGACCAGTGATTTTGCCGTATCGAGCAGTTGGAGGATGAGCTTGTCATCCTCCTCATGGTCGACACGAAGATAATTTTTGGCTTCGTTAAGGGTAATCATGCTATCACGCCTTTTTGATTGTAAGAGTTTTTACGGCCTCGGGCAGAATCAGCTTGCCGTCCACACGCTGAGAAGCAAGGAAGCCGACCTGTCCGTTCATAGCGAAAAGCTCATTCAGACGCTTAAGAGAACGTCCCTGTCTGTCAGCCACCCAGTAATAGGAATAGTCGCCGAATGCAATTGCCTTTGCACCAGCCGCAATGGTAGGAGCGTAGACAGAAGTCACATAGGGACGGTTCAGGATGGTGTCGGGAAGTCCTGCACTGACAGAAGGCTGCCAGATAAAATTGCCCGTATTATCCTTGATTTTACGGAGCGCCTTCACGGTCTGCTCATTCAGCACCCACACAGCTTTCTTGCGATACGGACTCTTGAGGGAGTAGAACAGCTCAATTACATCATCAAAAGTGATAGCTGCACCTGTTGTGGTCGCACCGCTTTCTGCACCGCCCGTTGCAGCGAAGATACCGGTCGGCTTGCCCTTGCCATCACCAATGAAGAATGCCTCTTCTTCCTTTGCACCGATTCTTCTTGCAAATTCTTTTGCAATATAGGACGGCAGGTCAAAAGCAGCATCATTCAGCAGTTCCTCAGAGATCTTAATTGCCGTGCCAACCTTGTACGCACCGAGGGAAGCCTGTCCAAAGGTATCATCCGACAGCTTATATGCGTCCTCCTCATCCATCCAGGCAGCTTCGCCCTTAGAAGTAACGATGGGAATCTTTCGATCACCGGAGGAAGTTTTGATAACGGTTGCCAGCTGCCGGAAAATGTTTTCTTCAGTCAGGGCTTCCACCAGTTTCCGTTCAAATTCATCCGGCACAAGATAGCCACCCTCAGTATCTGTACCAACCTGCAGGTCGTTTCGGACATCGTAAAAATTGCGGTTGCGAATGCTGTTCCAAAAAGCAGTACGATATGCATCAGATGCAATCCCTGTCTTGGTATCGCCGTGAATGGAGGCGTTCGGCTTGTTCTGAATCGGCGTAGAAGTGGGCTTGTTCATCTCCGCTTCAATCTGAGCCTGTCGTTCCAGCCGCTGGATTTCCTTGCCGTATGCCACGATCTGCTGCTCCATGGCATCGTATGTCTTGCTGTCCTCTTCCGAAAGCAGACCGCTTTCATTTCGCTTGGAATCCAAAAAGTCACGGGCAGTATCCCATGCCTTGCTTCTTTTTTCTCTCAGTTCCTGAATTGTCATAGTATCAGTCCTCCTATATTTTTAATATTTCAAAAGCTCCAGCCGCTTGTCCAATTGGTTGATCGGCGTGCCTTTGGATGCAGTTGCAGAAATCTTCTGCAGAAAAGAATCCAGCGTTTTGGATGGTGTGTACAGCATGGATGCTGTGCTTTCCCTCTTTTTCTCATCCGGCTCTTCTTCCGAAGATTCCTCTGTTTCTTCATCTGGTTCTTCTGGAACAAACGGATTCTTTTTAGAAAAGAGAATGCCGTCTACAAATCCCAGCTGCAATGCTTTTTCTGCATTCATCCACGTTTCTTCATCCATCAGCCTTGCGATCTTATTACGGCTGAGATGCGATTTTTCTGCATAGGCATTGATAATGGATTCCTTGACTTCATCCAGAAGTGCGATTGCTTTCTCCATATCTGCCTTGTTGCCCATGGCACAGGTCATCGGATTGTGGCACATCAGCATTCCGGTCGGTGAAATCAAGGTTTCTTCTCCAGCCATCGCCACCACAGAAGCCGCAGAAGCGGCAATGCCGTCAATCTTGACCGTGACCTTGCCCGGATGGTTTCGGAGCATGGTATAGATCTGACTGGCAGCAAACACATCGCCGCCCGGCGAGTTGATAAAGACGGTCACATCGCCGCTGTGTTTTTGCAGTTCCGAGCGGAACATGGCAGGGGTGATGTCATTTTCAAACCATGTACTCTCCGCAATCGCACCGTACAAATACATCTCCGATGCACCGGTTTCTTCGTTGCGTACCCAGTTCCAGAAACGATTATTCTTCATGGGTCGTTTCCTCCTTTTCATTTTTCTTTGCAAATGCACCTGCATCAGCAAGTTTGGTGAAGCTGCCATTTACGAGGTACAGATTTCCGCCCTGTTCTTCCGGCACCAGATTCATATCCTCCAGTTCCCGAATGTCATTGGTGGACATCCAGCCGTTCTGTCTGGCGGTAGCGTAGCCCTGCATTCTGGAAGCATAGTCACCACGCAAAAGCCCCTCTACATTGAATTTGATGAAATACTTGCCTTTCTCTGAATCGGAAAGCAGATCTTTCATCATACCTTGCTCCCATCGAACGATCCACGGGTCGAGACTGTATTTCACGAAATCCAATGATAGATGTTCCACGTTACTGAATGTGGCATGGTCAAGATCGCCGATCATATGAAGCGGCACTCGATACAGCCGAGCAATTTCCTCGACCTGAAACTTTCTGGTTTCCAGAAACTGTGCTTCATTGTTGGGGATGGAAATAGGCGTGTATTTCATGCCCTCTTCCAAAATTGCGGTATGA